TCATTTGTCGATTTCAATTTTGTCCCATTCCCGTCCACGGCTGTCCCTATACCGCGCCGCCATTGAATCTGATTTATGCCCGAGAAGACGTTGAGCAAACTTATCGCCAATCTGGTTCCGGTATAGCCTCGCTGACAGGCTACGCAGTTCATGGAATGTTGGCGGGTTTCCATCAAATGAGAGGCCAGATGCATTTCTCGCCTTTGTAAAATACTTTGATACTGTTTTCGGGGAAAGCGGATCGTGATGCTTTGATGCGATTATAGTTTCACTGCTGCTGGCCTCCCTGCATTTCTGTAGTGTATCAGCCAATGAGATATTGAGCGCGTCAATCGTTAGCGTTAGCGGAATGGCGAGTTTAGCCCCTGTTTTACTCTGTTTAATGTGAAGATGGTTGTCGTTTATGTCTGACCATTTCATTCTGCACAAATCGCCGACTCTCTGCCCTGTAACGACGGCCAAATCCATCGCCAGCCTTAGCCAGATAGGGAGAGGTTTGGCTGCATGGTAAATCTCGACATACTCATTAGCTGTCAGCCTTGAGCGCCTTACTTCTGACTTTGCTGTACGGGTTGCTGTTACCGGATTCGTTGCCACATGCCCCTCGGCTATTGCTTCACGAAAAACGTCAACAAGGGTTGACCTGATTAATTTTGCGGAAGCTGCTTTACCTTCTGCTACGTAGGTGTTTATCATTGCTGCCACTTCTTTCGTTGATATGTCAGTGAGCGGTTTGTCCGGCAATTTTCTTCGGATTGCCCTGATTTTGCTGGCGTAGTCGAGTAGAGTTTTCGGCCTGATCCCCCTTTCGGTGAGGATTGTTTCATATCGGTCAAGCCACACATGAAGAGTGATTGCGTCACCGCCTTTAATTCTGTCTATTAGTGATTTGCGTCCGCTGTCTGAGAGTAACTCAATATTGGCCTGTATTGCTTCAGTGATTGCTATCCTCCTGTCTCGGCCTAAACCAAACTCTTTACCCGTCCTTGGGTCCCTGTAGCAGTAATATCCATTGTTTCTTATATAAAGGTTAGGGGGTAAATCCCGGCGCTCATGACTTCGCCTTCTTCCCATTTCTGATCCTCTTCAAAAGGCTACCTGTTACTGGTCGATTTAAGTCAACCTTTACCGCTGATTCGTGGAACAGATACTCTCTTCCATCCTTAACCGGAGGAGGGAATATCCTGCATTCGCGCACCCATCGACGAACTGTTTCAAGGCTTCTTGGGCGTCGCTGGCGAGCGTTCCACTCCTGAAGTGTCAAGTACATCGCAAAGTCTCCGCAATTACACGCAAGAAAAAGCCGCATTGATGCGGCGATGGTAGGTCTGGATATCATTGAGCAATGAACAGGCCTCACCGAGTGTGAGGCGGTGTTATTTCATGGTTAGTCCTTGCGTAGCTCGCTGATTCTTCTGTAAGTCTCTGGTGCTTTGTTTCCGTGTATCTTCATTTCAGACTTCAACAGAGCAACGAGGGAATCCCATTCGTTGAGGATTCCTTTGAATGCCGGAACGCGCTTTGCAACCTTGTTGAATGAATCTCTGATTTCTGGAATCTGCTCAACAAGTGCAACGCATCGTCTGAAATCGGCTGCGTCATGGGGAGCGCCGAAGTGATGACCATAGATATTCTTTTTCAGTCCACATGCGATTGAGGCAAGAGTTGCGCTACTGATGCCAACATCGCCAGTCGATTGCCATTTCAAAACCTTCATAGCCAAATCTGACATTTCTTGTCTCCAATAAAAAAACCGCCATCAGGCGGCTTGGTGTTCTTTCAGTTCTTCAATTCGAATATTGGTTACATTGTTTTCATATATGAATAAATAAATTAGCTTTTTTCGTTGCCTTCGCGTTCTTTATTAATTTTGACAAAATCGTTTTTACCACGCTCTCCAAATGCGTCTTTAGAGTCGTTGTATCCGCAATCGCAGCACACATAATCATCAGACCATCCACGCATTGTTTTTTCTTTTGCAATATTTCCAGAACCGCATTTTGGACAAGACATATCACTACCTCCAAAGCATGAGAGAGATGACAACGTAACATTGATTGGAGATTAACAATAGATTGCTGATGTAAAAGATATGTATAAGCTTAGCTATCAAAGAGGAGGTTCTGGTAGTTGCATCCAGTCGGTTACATTGCGACTCTGTGTTTCGAAAAATTCATCACCATTGCGGACAATATCGAAAAACTCTCCGTCTCGATATTGCGCATAAAGAACGAATGCGCCATCACATAAAATAATTACGTGCTGACCATCATCTGGCATTAGCTCACTACAGCTTATCCAACCATCCGGAGTTACCGGAGAGTTGCCGGGTTCTTTAATGTGCAAACGAGGCTCACCATCTTTTGGTTCAGGCCACTGACGCTCCATGTTGATCTTCAATTTATTTTCCATAGCAGCGGTAATTTCAGCATCACTGATACCGGCACGGCGCTGTGCATCCCACAACAGGAACTGCATATCAGCCCACTCGCTGAGATCGTCAGGTTCGGCTGCGGCTTCCAGAGCCTCTTTTGAGAGGTGTTTCAGTGGACCAATGGGGCCAACGCAGCCAAATGTGGAGTCAGACCATTTGGCATGCTCGTGGCGAACCCGCTCGCGTTCCAGTGAGGCGAGAGCGATTTTAAATGCTGTAAGCATGTGTGCTTGATCGTTGTCGAGTCCGAATGGCATTTCATCTCGTGCTGACTCAATACTGGTAATCGTATTTTGTAGCCATTCCATGGTAAAAGTGCTCATCGTAAAATATCCTCTATACTGGTAAGCCCTTCATTATTTAGCCAGATCATTGCGTCATCCGGCAACTTGCTGTCTGGTTTTGCGTTTTTGAGAGAGGAACTCAGTCGCTTAATCCACATTGTCAGCTCAGTAATGCGCCTGTGTTTGCCTTCCAGCTCAACGCGCAGCCTCCCTACCGTTAGTGCAATATCCTCGTTCTCCTTGTCGCGGCGTTTGACGTATTGCTGGTTTCTTTCCCGTTCATCCAGCAGTGCCAGCACAATCGATGGTGTTACCAGCTCATGGAAAAGGTCCGCGTCAAATCCCCAGTTGTCATGCATTGCCTGCTCTGCCGCTTCACGCAGTGCCTGAGAGTTAATTTCGCTCACTTCGAACCTCTCTGTTTACTGATAAGCTCCAGAACTTCCTGGCAACTTGCACAAGTCCGACAACCCTGAACGACCAGGCGTCTTCGCTCATCTATCGGATCGCCACACTCACAACAATGAGTGGCAGATACAGTCTGGTAGTTCAGACGACGCATTTTTATTGCTGTATTGCGCTGTAATTCTTCGATTTCTGATGCTGAATCAATGATGTCTGCCATCTTCCATTAATCCCTGAATTGTTGGTTAATACGCTTGAGGGTGAATACGAATAATAAAAAAGGAGCCTGTAGCTCCCTGATGATTTTGCTTTTCATGTTCACCGTTCCTTAAAGACGCCGTTTAACATGCCGATTGCCAGACTTAAGTGAGTCGGTGTGAATCCCATCAGCGTTACCGTTTCGCGGTGCTTCTTCAGTACGCTACGGCAAATGTCATCGACGTTTTTATCCGGAAACTGCTGTCTGGCTTTTTTGATTTCAGAATTAGCCTGACGGGCAATACTGCGAAGGGCGTTTTCTTGCTGAGGTGTCATTGAACAAGTCCCATGTCGGCAAGCATAAGCACACAGAATATGAAGCCCGCTGCCAGAAAAATGCATTCCGTGGTTGTCATACCTGGTCTCTCTCATCTGCTTCTGCTTTCGCCACCATCATTTCCAGCTTTTGTGAAAGGGATGTGGCTAACGTATGAAATTCTTCGTCTGTTTCTGCTGGTATTGGCACAAACCTGACTCCAATTTGAGCAAGGCTATGTGCCATCTCAATGCTCATTCTTAACTCAACAGGAGATGCTTTGTGCATACAGCCCCTCGTTTATTATTTATCTCCTCAGCCAGCCGCTGGGCTTTCAGTGGATTTTGGATAACAGAAAGGCCGGGAAATACCCAGCCTCGCTTTGTAACGGAGTAGACGAAAGTGATCGCACCTACCCGGATATTATCGTGAGGATGCTTCATCGCCATTGCTCCCCAAATACAAAACCAATTTCAGCCAGTGCCTCGTCCATTTTTTCGATGAACTCCGGCACCATCTCGTCAAAACTCGCCATGTACTTTTCATCCCGCTCAACCACGACATAATGCAGGCCTTCACGCTTCATACGCGGGTCATAGTTGGCAAAGTACCAGGCATCTTTTCGCGTCACCCACATGCTGTACTGCACCTGGGCCATGTAAGCCGACTTTATGGCCTCGAAACCACCGAGCCGGAACTTCATGAAATCCCGGGAGGTAAACGGGCATTTCAGCTCAAGGCCATTGCCGTCACTGCATAAACCATCGGGAGAGCAGGCGGTGCGCATACTTTCGTCGCGATAGATGATCGGGGATTCAGTAACATTCACGCCGGAAGTGAACTCAAAGAGGGCTCTGGCGTCGTTCTCGTACTGTTTTCCCCAGGCCAGCGCCTTAGCGTTAACTTCCGGAGCCACACCGGTGCAAACCTCGGCAAGCAGGGTGTGGAAGTAGGACATTTTCATGTCAGGCCATTTCTTTCCGGAGCGGGGTTTTGCTATCACATTGTGAACTTCTGAAGCGGTGATGACGCCGAGCCGTAATTTGTGCCACGCATGATCCCCCTGTTCGACAGCTCTCACGTCGATCCCGGTACGCTGCAGGATAATGTCCGGTGTCATGCAGCCACCTTCTGTTCAGAGGCTTTCTGTTTCAGGAATCCAAGAGCTTTAACTGCTTCGGCCTGTGTCAGTTCCGACGATGCGCGAATGTCGCGGCGAAATATCTGGGAACAGAGCGGCAATAAGTCGTCATCCCATGTTTTGTCCAGGGCAATCAGCAGAGTGTTAATCTCCTGCATGGTTTCATCGTTAACCGGAGTGATGTCGCGTTCCGGCTGACGTTCTGCAGTGTATGCGGTATTTTCGACAATGCGCTCGGCTTCATCCTTGTCATAGATACCCGCAAATCCGAAGGCCAGACGGGCACACTGAATCATGGCTTTATGCCGTAACATCCGTTTGGGATGCGACTGCCACGGCCCCGTAATTTCTCTGCCTTCGCGGGTTTTGAATGGTTCGCGGCGGCATTCATCCATCCACTCGGTAACGCAGATCGGATGATTACGGTCCTTGCGGTAAATCCGGCATGTACAGGATTCATTGTCCTGCTCAAAGTCCATGCCATCAAACTGCTGGTTTTCATTGATGATGCGGGACCAGCCATCAACGCCCACCACCGGAACGATGCCATTCTGCTTATCAGGAAAGGCGTAAATTTCTTTCGTCCACGGATTAAGGCCGTACTGGTTGGCAACGATCAACAATGCGATGAACTGCGCATCGCTGGCATCACCTTTAAATGCCGTCTGGCGAAGAGTGGTGATCAGTTCCTGTGGGTCGACAGAATCCATACCGACACGTTCAGCCAGCTTCCCTGCCAGCGTTGCGAGTGCTGTACTCATCCGTTTTATACCTCTGAATCAATATCAACCTGGTGGTGAGCAATGGTTTCAACCATGTACCGGATGTGTTCTGCCATGCGCTCCTGAAACTCAACATCGTCATCAAACGCACGGGTAATGGCTTTTTTGCTGGCCCCGTGGCGTTGCAAATGATCGATGCATAGCGATTCAAACAGGTGCTGGTGCAGGCATTTTTCCATGTCGTCTGCCAGTTCTGCCTCTTTCTCTTCACGGGCGATCTGCTGGTAGTGACGCGCCCAGCTCTGAGCCTCAAGACGATCCTGAATGTAATAAGCGTTCATGGCTGAACTCCTGAAAATGGCTGTGAAAATATCGCCCGCGAAATGCCAGGCTGATTAGGAAAACAGGAAAGGGGGTTAGTGAATGCTTTTGCTTGATCTCAGTTTCAGTATTAATATCCATTTTTTATAAGCGTCGACGGCCTCACGAAACATCTTTTCATCGCCAATAAAAGTGGCGATAGTGAATTTAGTCTGGATAGCCATAAGTGTTTGATCCATTTTTTGGGACTCCTGGCTGATTAAGTATGTCGATAAGGCGTTTCCATCCGCCACGTAATTTGCGGGTGATTCGTTCAAGTAAAGATTCGGAAGGGCAGCCAGCAACAGGCCACCCTGCAATGGCATATTGCATGGTGTGCTCCTTATTTATACATAACGAAAAACGCCTCGAGTGAAGCGTTATTGGTATGCGGTAACGCCGCGCTCAGGCGGCTTTGATAGTCATATCATCTGAATCAAATATTCCTGATGTATCGATATCGGTAATTCTTATTCCTTCGCTACCATCCATTGGAGGCCATCCTTCCTGACCATTTCCATCATTCCAGTCGAACTCACACACAACACCATATGCATTTAAGTCGCTTGAAATTGCTATAAGCAGAGCATGTTGCGCCAGCATGATTAATACAGCATTTAATAAAGAGCCGTGTTTATTTAGTCGGTATTCAGAGTCTGACCAGAAATTATTAATCTGGTGAAGTTTTTCCTCTGTCATTACGTCATGGTCGATTTCAATTTCTATTGATGCTTTCCAGTCGTAATCAATGATGTATTTTTTGATGTTTGACATCTGTTCATATCCTCACAGATAAAAAATCGCCCTCACATTGGAGGGCAAAGAAGATTTCCAATAATCAGAACAAGTCGGCTCCTGTTTAGTTACGAGCGACATTGCTCCGTGTATTCACTCGTTGGAATGAATACACAGTGCAGTGTTTATTCTGTTGTTTGCGTGAAAATGAAATCCGCCTAAGCGGGTTATGACCACTTTTTGTTTGGGTTTCGTTGGTGAGCGTGGTTTACAGGATTATTTGATATACCCCATAACTCTGACTCGCTTATCTCTACACGAGAGAAAGACCTGCTTTCTTTCAGTTCTTTTATAAACCTAGAACCTAAGATGACATCTATTGTACCAGAAAGTTCTTGTAAAAGATCTTTGTTTTTTCTGAGGAAGAAAATATCTTCTTTATATTTAATTTTTACATAGAATTTATTCTGTATTTTTAATATATCAAAGCATGGCAGATATCTATATCCCTCATATTTTCGCCACTGCTTAACAATTATAACATCTCTTTCATTTACTGCATTAATCAGCCCAAGACCAAGTACAGGTATGAATATTCTATTGTCTGCCGAAAGCGTACAATTATCACCACCAGGCAAATATGTATAAATCATGTCGGAATTTTTATACGCATCAACGAATGCACGTAAGAAGCGTACATATTTTTGCCATCCGTTTATACCGAATTTACCATATAAGTATTCTTTATTTGTTAGAAGAAAACTATTTGTATCAGGATCCTTATCTACAGATCTGTCGATAAGATCTCCAACTACGTTTACAAAGTCAAAGACAGAGTTTAATAAGAACAATTGTCTTTCAGTAGGGCGAATTTCAATTATGTAGCCTGGATGAAGACGATATTGCATCTGCTTACGAAGTATACCGAACGCTTGGGTCCGAGCATCTGAAAGCAACTTCTTGTCGCCATCGCCGTGAGCATTGTTTCTAATAAAACTGATATAATTTACTAATTTTTCAGCCTCTTTTTTGTGTTTTTTTCGCTCTGATGCTGAGTCTATTGGTTTTGGTATGGACTTGTAATCAATCTTCTTCATTACGTACCTCATGCCAATGGAATGGATTTCCCTTTAACCTTTTGTCTTCCTTGACAAGTTATACCGAACTCACCTGGCTTGCTATACCAAACTCGATGATTCTTGCGCTCAATACGTTGCAGGTTGCTTTCAATCTGTTCGTGGTATTCAGCCAGCACTGTAAGGTCTATCGGATTTAGTGCGCTTTCTACTCGTGATTTCGGTTTGCGATTCAGCGAGAGAATAGGGCGGTTAACTGGTTTTGTGCTTACCCCAACCAACAGGGGATTTGCTGCTTTCCATTGAGCCTGTTTCTCTGCGCGACGTTCGCGGCGGCGTGTTTGTGCATCCATCTGGATTCTCCTGTCAGTTAGCTTTGGTGGTGTGTGGCAGTTGTAGTCCTGAACGAAAACACCCCGCGATTGGCACATTGGCAGCTAATCCGGAATCGCACTTCCGGCCAATGCTTCGTTTCGTATCATACACCCCAAAGCCTTCTGCTTTGAATGCTGCCCTTTTTCAGGGCTTAATTTTTAAGAGCATCACCTTCATGGTGGTCAGTGCGTCCTGCTGATGGTTTAAAATTACAAGAAAGATTGTATATTGTAAACAAGAAATATTGTAAAAAGAGGTGTGCAAAACAAACTCCATTGTTTTTAAACGGAAAATAGTTTGTTTTTTGGTTATTGAGATTGAGGTGGGGATTACTGGTTGCAGGTTCCGACTACATCACCAACAAAGGATTTGGTTGATGTAAGTTGTTGCATACCTGGGATGTTCATTACTTTGGAGTAAAGAGCTTTTTTGTCTGTAGTGATTGACCAGGTTTCAACGGTTATTCCTCCTCCAGACTGGTATTCTCCTACCATAGTGTTCGATGACAAAGCAGTGTATTTCATCTCTGGATAGACGCCAGAAACTGATTCATAAACTGATGATTTATCGCCATTTATTGTTACGTGGAAAACGGAATCTTCCGTGCTGTCTTTTGTAAACTCGTAACGATCGCCATTCATTGCCCCGTACCCGTGCAGGTTAGTGACAATCCAGCATTCAGAATTGGCGCTGGTAGTTAAGAGTATTGAGAGTAGCGCCGCAATCCTGATCATACGAATTTTACCCTCGCTTCCACGACAACACCGATAATCTTGCAGTTCCCGTTGATAGGAGTCATAGGCCATGAAGGATTCAGGCCTTTCAGGTACTTCTGACCGCCATCTATAACCAGTTTCTTGAATGTTGCTTCGTTCGCGTCAGTCAGTTTGGCTACAACAAGGCTTCCATTCACTGGCTCGCGTCCAGTATCTACTAACACCATATGACCTTCAGGGATGCTTTGACCTACAGGTGAGGTCATGGAATCACCTTCAACCTTCAGCCAGAATCCATCGCCTAATAAGTTAACGTCACTGTCATACCATTCATCAATGTCCTTGATATCGTAGGGCTCACAAGCTTCACACCACGAACCAGCTCTAACCATGCTAATCAATGGATATTTCCCTTTCGGCTCAACATGCCCAACAAATCTAACATTCGAATCAGAGGTGCCATTGAGCAGCCAGTCAACACTTACGCCAAGAGCTGACGCAAGTTCTGGTAAAAAGCGTGGTCGCTTAGTTTTACCGTTTTCGAGCTGCTCTATAGACTGCTGGGTAGTCCCCACCTTTTGAGCAAGTTCAGCCTGGTTAAGTCCAAGCTGAATTCTTTTGCTTTTTACCCTGGAAGAAATACTCATAAGCCACCTCTGTTATTTACCTCCAATCTTCACAAGAAAAACTGTATTTGACAAACAAGATACATTGTATGAGAATACAAGAAAGTTTGTTTATGGAGGAGATATGCAAACTCTTTCTGAACGCCTCAAGAAGAGGCGAATTGCGTTAAAAATGACGCAAACCGAACTGGCAACCAAAGCCGGTGTTAAACAGCAATCAATTCAACTGATTGAAGCTGGAGTAACCAAGCGACCGCGCTTCTTGTTTGAGATAGCTATGGCGCTTAACTGTGATCCGGTTTGGTTACAGTACGGAACTAAACGCGGTAAAGCCGCTTAAGACATTCCCGTTCTTACACATCCCCGCCCTGAAAAAGGGCATCCAATTAAACCACACCTATGGTGTATGCATTTATTTGCATACATTCAATTAATTGTTATCTAAGGAAATACTTACATATGGTTCGTGCAAACAAACGCAACGAGGCTCTACGAATCGAGAGTGCGTTGCTTAACAAAATCGCAATGCTTGGAACTGAGAAGACAGCGGAAGCTGTGGGAGTTGATAAGTCGCAGATCAGCAGGTGGAAGAGAGACTGGATTCCAAAGTTCTCAATGCTGCTTGCTGTTCTTGAATGGGGTGTCGTTGACGACGACATGGCTCGATTGGCGCGACAAGTTGCTGCGATTCTCACCAATAAAAAACGCCCGGCGGCAACCGAGCGTTCTGAACAAATCCAGATGGAGTTCTGAGGTCATTACTGGATCAATCCACAGGAGTCATTATGACAAATACAGCAAAAATACTCAACTTCTGCAGAGGTAACTTTGCCAAACAGGAGCGTAATGTGGCAGATCTCGATGATGGTTACGCCAGACTATCAAATATGCTGCTTGAGGCTTATTCAGGCGCAGATCTGACCAAGCGACAGTTTAAAGTGCTGCTTGCCATTCTGCGTAAAACCTATGGGTGGAATAAACCAATGGACAGAATCACCGATTCTCAACTTAGCGAGATTACAAAGTTACCCGTCAAACGGTGCAATGAAGCCAAGTTAGAACTCGTCAGAATGAATATTATCAAGCAACAATGCGGCATGTTTGGACCAAATAAAAACATCTCAGAATGGTGCATCCCTCAAAACGAGGGAAAATCCCCTAAAACGAGGGATAAAACATCCCTCAAATTGGGGGATTGCTATCCCTCAAAACAGGGGGACACAAAAGACACTAATACAAAAGAAAAAAGAAAAGATTATTCGTCAGAGAATTCTGGCGAATCCTCTGACCAGCCAGAAAACGATCTTTCTGTGGTGAAACCGGATGCTGCAATTCAGAGCGGCAGCAAGTGGGGGACAGCAGAAGACCTGACCGCCGCAGAGTGGATGTTTGACATGGTGAAGACCATCGCACCATCAGCCAGAAAACCGAATTTTGCAGGGTGGGCTAACGATATCCGCCTGATGCGTGAACGTGATGGACGTAACCACCGCGACATGTGCGTGCTGTTCCGCTGGGCATGCCAGGACAACTTCTGGTCCGGTAACGTGCTGAGTCCGGCTAAACTCCGCGACAAGTGGACCCAGCTCGAAATCAACCGTAACAAGCAACAGGCAGTCGTGACAGCCAGCAAACCAAAACTCGACCTGACAAACACAGACTGGATTTACGGGGTGGATCTATGAAAAACATCGCCGCACAGATGGTTAACTTTGACCGTGAGCAGATGCGTCGGATCGCCAACAACATGCCGGAACAGTACGACGAAAAGCCGCAGGTACAGCAGGTAGCGCAGATCATCAACGGTGTGTTCAGCCAGTTACTGGCAACTTTCCCGGCGAGCCTGGCTAACCGTGACCAGAACGAACTGAACGAAATCCGCCGCCAGTGGGTTCTGGCTTTCCGGGAAAACGGGATCACCACAATGGAACAGGTTAACGCAGGAATGCGCGTAGCCCGTCGGCAGAATCGACCATTTCTGCCATCACCCGGGCAGTTTGTTGCATGGTGCCGGGAAGAAGCATCCGTTATCGCCGGACTGCCAAACGTCAGCGAGCTGGTTGATATGGTTTACGAGTATTGCCGGAAGCGTGGCCTGTATCCGGATGCAGAGTCTTATCCGTGGAAATCGAACGCGCACTACTGGCTGGTTACCAACCTGTACCAGAACATGCGGGCCAATGCGCTGACTGACGCGGAATTACGACGCAAGGCTGCCGATGAACTGACCTGTATGACAGCGCGAATTAACCGTGGTGAGACGATACCTGAACCAGTAAAACAACTTCCTGTCATGGGCGGCAGGCCTCTAAATCGTGTTCAGGCGCTGGCGAAGATCGCAGAAATTAAAGCTAAGTTCGGACTGAAAGGAGCAAGTCTATGACGGGCAAAGAAGCAATTATTCATTATCTGGAGACGCACAAGAGCTTCTGTGCGCCGGACGTTGCCGCACTAACAGGCGCAACAGTAACCAGCATAAATCAGGCCGCGGCTAAAATGGCACGGGCAGGTCTTCTGGTTATCGAAGGTAAGGTCTGGCGAACGGTGTATTACCGGTTCGCTACCAGAGAAGAACGGGAAGGAAAGGTGAGCACGAACCTGATTTTTAAGGAGTGTCGCCAGAGTGCCGCGATGAAACGGGTATTGGCGGTATATGGAGTTAAAAGATGACCATCTACATCACTGAGCTAATAACAGGCCTGCAGGTAATCGCAGGCCTTTTTATTTGGGGGAGAGGGTAGTCATGAAAAAACTAACCTTTGAAATTCGATCTCCGGCACATCAGCAAAACGCTATTCACGCAGTACAGCAAATCCTTCCAGACCCAACCAAACCAATCGTAGTAACCATTCAGGAACGCAACCGCAGCTTAGACCAGAATCGAAAGCTTTGGGCTTGCCTTGGTGACGTCTCTCGTCAGGTTGAATGGCATGGTCGCTGGCTGGATGCAGAAAGCTGGAAGTGCGTTTTTACAGCAGCATTAAAGCAGCAGGACGTTGTTCCTAACCTTGCCGGGAATGGCTTTGTGGTAATAGGCCAGTCAACCAGCAGGATGCGTGTAAACGAATTTGCGGAGCTATTAGAGCTTATACAGGCATTCGGTACAGAGCGTGGCGTTAAGTGGTCAGACGAAGCGCGACTGGCTCTCGAATGGAAAGCGCGATGGGGAGATCGGGCTGCATGACTATCAAATCAAATACGCCAGCACACGACAAGGACTGCTGGCAAACGCCGCTTTGGCTTTTTGATGCACTGGATATTGAGTTTGGATTCTGGCTGGATTCGGCAGCGAGCGACAAAAATGCTCTGTGCGCTCACTGGTTAACTGAGGCCGACGACGCGCTAAATTCTGAGTGGATAAGCCACGGTGCAATCTGGAATAACCCACCGTACAGCAATATCAGGCCGTGGGTGGAAAAAGCCGCTGAGCAGTGCATACAACAGCGACAGACGATAGTGATGCTTGTGCCAGAGGATATGTCTGTCGGATGGTTCAGCAAGGCTCTGGAGAGTATTGACGAAGTTCGCATCATTACTGATGGACGGATTAATTTTATCGAACCATCGACAGGGCTGGAGAAGAAGGGAAACAGCAAAGGTTCCATGCTGCTGATTTGGCGACCGTTCATCAGTCCTCGACGGATGTTTACTACCGTATCCAAAGCGGCATTGATGGCGATCGGGCAGGGCGTCAGGAGGGCAGAATGAGACGACAGCGACGAAGCATCACCGACATAATCTGCGAAAACTGCAAATACCTTCCAACGAAACGCTCCAGAAATAAACGCAAGCCAATCCCAAAAGAATCTGACGTAAAAACCTTCAACTACACGGCTCACCTGTGGGGTATCCGGTGGCTAAGACATCGTGCGAGGAATACAAGGTGATTGACCCAAATCGAAGTTACGAACAAGAAAGCGTCGAGCGGGTTTTAACGTGCGCTAATTGCGGTCAGAAGCTGCATGTGCTGGAAGTTCACGTGTGTGGGCACTGCTGTGCAGAGCTGATGAGCGATTCGAATAGCTCGATGCACGAGGAAGAAGATGATGGCTAAACCAGCGCGAAGACGATGTAAAAACGATGAATGTCGGGAATGGTTTCACCCTGCATTCGCTAATCAGTGGTGGTGCTCTCTAGAGTGTGGAACCAAGATAGCACTCGAACGACGAAGTAAAGAACGCGAAAAAGCGGAAAAAGCAGCAGAGAAGAAACGACGACGAGAGGAGCAGAAACAGAAAGATAAACTTAAGATTCGAAAACTCGCCTTAAAGCCCCGCAGTTACTGGATTAAACAAGCCCAACAAGCCGTAAACGCCTTCATCAGAGAAAGAGATCGCGACTTACCATGTATCTCGTGCGGAACGCTCACGTCTGCTCAGTGGGATGCCGGACATTACCGGACAACTGCTGCGGCACCTCAACTCCGATTTGATGAACGCAATATTCACAAGCAATGCGTGGTGTGCAACCAGCACAAAAGCGGAAATCTCGTTCCGTATCGCGTCGAACTGATTAGCCGCATCGGGCAGGAAGCAGTAGACGAAATCGAATCAAACCATAACCGCCATCGCTGGACTGTCGAAGAGTGCAAGGCGATCAAGGAAGAGTACCAACAGAAACTTAAAAAACTGCGAAATAGCAGAAGTGAGGCTGCATGAATATCTACGAAAGAATTGATGGCAGCAAATACCGAAATATTTGGGTAGCTGGCGACCTGCACGGATGCTACACGAACCTGATGAACAAACTGGATACGATTGGATTCGACAACAAAAAAGACCTGCTCATCTCGGTTGGCGATTTGGTTGATCGCGGTACAGAGAACGTCGAATGTCTGGAATTAATCACATTCCCCTGGTTCAGAGCTGTACGTGGAAACCATGAGCAAATGATGATTGATGGCTTATCAGAGCGTGGAAACGTTAATCACTGGCTGCTTAATGGCGGTGGCTGGTTCTTCAATCTCGATTACGACAAAGAGATTCTGGCTAAAGCTCTTGCCCATAAAGCAGAAGAACTTCCGTTAATCATCGAACTGGTGAGCAAAGATAAAAAATATGTCATTTGCCACGCCGATTATCCTTGTAACGAATACGAATTTGGAAAGCCAGTTGATCCTCAGCAGGTAATCTGGAACCGCGAACGAATCGGCAACTCACAAGACGGGATCGTGAAAGAAATTAAAGGCGCGGACACGTTCATCTTTGGTCATACGCCAGCAGTGAAACCACTCAAATTTGCCAACCAGATGTATATCGATACCGGCGCAGTGTTCTGCGGAAACCTCACATTGATTCAGGTACAGGGAGAAGTCGCATGAGACTCGAAAGCGTAGCTAAATTTCATTCGCCAAAAAGCCCGATGATGAGTGACTCACCACGGGCCACGGCTTCTGACTCTCTTTCCGGTACTGATGTGATGGCTGCTATGGGGATGGCTCAATCACAAGCAGGATTCGGAATGGCTGCATTCTGCGGTAAGCATGAACTCGGCCAGAACGACAAACAAAAGGCTATCAACTATCTGATGCAATTTGCACACAAGGTATCGGGGAAATACCGTTGCGTTGCAAAGCTTGAAGGAAATACTAAGGCAAAGGTACTGCAAGTGCTCGCAACATTCGCTTATGCGGATTATTGCCGTAGTGCTGCGACGCCGGGAGCAAGATGCAGAGATTGCCACGGTACAGGCCGTGCGGTTGATATAGCAAAAACAGAGCAGTGGGGGAGAGTTGTTGAGAAAGAGTGCGGAAGATGTAAAGGCGTCGGTTATTCAAGGATGCCTGCAAGCGCCGCATATCGCGCTGTAACGATGCTAATGCCAAACCTCACCCAACCCACCTGGTCACGCACTGTTAAGCCGCTGTATGACGCTCTGGTGGTGCAATGCCACAAAGAAGAGTCAATCGCAGACAACATTTTGAATGCGGTCACACGTTAGCACCATGATTGCCACGGATGGCAACATATTAACGGCATGATATTGACTTTTTGAATAAACTTGGGTAAATTTGACCAAACGATGGGTTAATTCGCTCGTTGTGGTAGTGAGATGAAAAGAGGCGGCGCTTACTACCGATTCCGCCTAGTTGGTCACTTCGACGTATCGTCTGGAACTCCAACCATCGCAGGCTGAGAGGTCTGTAAAATGCAATCCCGAAACAGTTCGCAGGTAATAGTTAGAGCCTGCATAACGGTTTCGGGATTTTTTATATCTGTGTAACAGGTAAGAGCATTCTCCCTTATGGGGCTTGGCTTAAATGTATTGAGTGCTCTTTCCGTTGTGCTGAACTAAGCGAATACCGGAAGCAGAACCGGATCACCAAATGTGTACAGGCGTCATCGCCGCCCAGCAACAGCACAACCCAAACTGAGCCGTAGCCACTGGCTATCCTGAATTCATCAGTGATAGTTACGCTGCGGCCTTCTAAACATGACCTTCGTGAAAGCGGGTGGCAAGAGGCTGCGCTAACAACCGCATGCCGTTTTGTCCGTGCATATCGGTCACGAACAAATCTGATTACTAAACACAGTAGCCTGGATTTGTTCTATCAGTAATCGACCTTATTCCTAATTAAATAGAGCAAATCCCCTTATTGGGGCTAAGACATGAAGATGCCAGAAAAACATGACCTGTTAGCCACCATTCTCGCGGCAAAGGAACAAGGCATCGGGGCAATCCTTGCGTTTGCAATGGCGTACCTTCGCGGCAGATATAATGGCGGTGCGTTTACAAAAACAGTAATCGACGCAACGATGTGCGCCATTATCGCCTGGTTCATTCGTGACCTTCTCGACTTCGCCGGACTAAGTAGCAATCTCGCTTATATAACGAGCGTGTTCATCGGCTACATCGGTACTGACTCGATAGGTTCGCTTATCAAACGCTTCGCTGCTAAAAAAGCCGGAGTAGAAGATGGTGGAAATCAATAATCAACGTAAGGCGTTCCTCGATATGCTGGCGTGGTCAGAGGGAACTGATAATGGACGACAGAAAACCAGAAATCATGGTTATGACGTCATTGTTGGCGGAGAGCTATTCACTGATTACTCCGATCACCCTCGCAAACTTGTCACGCTAAACCCAAAACTCAAATCAACAGCCGCCGGACGTTACCAACTTCTTTCCCGTTGGTGGGATGCCTATCGCAAGCAGCTTGGCCTGAAAGACTTCTCTCCGAAAAGCCAGGACGCTGTTGCACTGCAGCAGATTAAGGAGCGTGGCGCTTTACCTATGATTGATCGCGGTGATATCCGTCAGGCAATCGACCGTTGCAGTAATATCTGGGCTTCACTTCCGGGGGCTGGTTATGGTCAGTTCGAGCATAAGGCTGACAGCCTGATTGCAAAATTCAAAGAAGCAGGCGGAACGGTCAGAGAGATTGAGGTATGAGCAGAGTAACCGCGATTATCTCCGCTCTGGTTATCTGCATCATCGTCTGCCTGTCATGGGCTGTTAATCATTACCGTGATAACGCCATGACCTACAAAGAGCAGCGCGATAAAAAAGTCAGTGAGCTGAAGCAGGCGACTGCCACCATTACTGACATGCAGCAGCGCCAGCGTACTGCTGATGCACTCGATGCTAAATACACGAAGGAGTTAGCTGATGCGAAAGCTGAAAATGATGCTCTTCGGCGCAAGCTTGATAATGGTGGTAGGGTGCTCGTCAAAGGAAAATGCCCTGTGCCATCCTCAGCCGAAACCTCCAGCGCCTCCGGCATGGGCAATGATGCCTCCGTCGAACTCTCTCCAGTTGCTGGACGAAACGTTCTCGGTATCCGGGACGGAATCATCAGCGACCAAACAGCACTGAGAACGCTTCAGGAATATATCAGGACACAATGCCTTCGATGATAGCGATAATTTTTACTCATCATCCTTCACATTTGGCTCTGTAGACAGGATGGTGATCACTTTTGGAGTGAATCCAGATTAAACATCTCATTGCTGATGCTTGATATTGAGCATCTTGCGCACGGTAAGGGGCTGCGTTGAAATAAGAGCCAGTCATTACAAATACCAGGATTTTGCCTCGCATTCGCGGGGCTTTTTTACATCTGAATTTCACCGCGCATCTCACGCGCATATTAACGAGAGCCTTTCAGTAAGCGAGCCTGAGAAATGCCGTTATAGGTGGCGACCTCTCTCGGGCGGCTTTTCTGTGAGACAGGCTCACTTTCTAAAAGGTAAAGACGCTATGAATAATCCGTCAGTTATTCCGGCCTTTGACTTCCGAGAAATGGTGCAAGCTAAAAACGGAGAGGTCGTTACCACATCCAGAAAAGTTGCTACGTACTTCGGAAAGCGACACGGTGATGTGCTCAGGAAAATCGAGCAGGTTAAGGCCGATTGCTCAAGAGAGTTTAGCCAACGCAATTTTGCGTCGGCTGATTATATCGATGAGCAGGGTAAGGTTCGCCCGATGTATAGCCTGACGAAAGATGGCTGGATCATGGTTGTTATGGGATTCACCGGGAAAGCTGCTGCGGCTATCAAAGAAAGCTACATTTCAGCGTTCAACTGGATGTCTGAGCAACTTAGCCGTCGCCTGGCCATGGGTGAAGAAATGCAGCACCGCTACGCCATCAAAGAAACGCGCTCAAAGTTGAAGGGAACGATCGGTAGCCGGTTGATGAATGAGCGGAAGAAAGAGAAGCGCGTTCTTGAGCTCGAGCATGAGCACATCATGCAGGTGACGCAGCCAGAATTGCTGATTGGCTGATTGACATTACAGAAACTCTTCACTGAGGTGCTTGGACAATGGCGCACCTAACGATGCGCCTAAAACTCAACCCCTGTTGAAATTCTCTTTTGCTTCATTAATGAGATCTGAAGCGATCCGAAAGCTATTAGGGTTGGAATTGCTAATCAAACCTTTAACTGTTTCTTCTAATTCAATCAGCGCCTGATTGCTGTGCGCAGACCTTGCAACGTTAGTCAATAAGGCAACCAAAATTGCCTCATGGGCAATGGCATGTTCTTTATCAGTTGTTTCTATGCGAAGCGGGCTGTTGGATGATCGTAGGCTTGTTTGGTTGAACGAAGACATTCTTCCTCCTATATGTCATTGGTAATTTTAACCGCCTTTGAAGGTATAACACTATGTCCGACATCTACCAAATCACGCTAACCACCCAAACAGGCGAAACCTTCACTGGCAAGATGTCACGACGTCAGCATGAGCTGGTTAATGGCTTTGTGCCGCTGGCGACCGAGACAGGCGAGTAGCTGTACTTTGCTCCTGGTGATGCGAAGCGCGTGCAGTTCACGCCAGTAGCGGCAGGACAGACAGAGCAAACGACGGAGTAACCTATGGCTAACGATGGCGAGCCTAGGTAATGTCCGCCAATTATCTTTCCCGACTCTGGCAACTGGCATCCATGAGCCTTTTTACATATGCTGAGTATTAACTGATATATCCATGAGCTTTGAGATAATTTTCCGCAATAATTATACCTACTGGATTGATGACTAGTGAGTCAAGTTCTGTAAGGGTTGAAATACCAAAAGAGTCGAGAACTAATTTTGTAGCTGGGAATGCTTCATAAAATGATGCATCAGATGTAAGAGTGTCATAACCCGTTCTTTTTGATAATAACTCTAAGTAATTGATATTATATATTTTATCTGAGAAAAATACGCCTTTAATTTCTAATAGCTGCTGATTTAGGCGTTTGAGGGTGAAATGTTCTCCAAGAAATTTTATATAATCTGTTTCATAAACAGCATACATTGACCTATGGATCATGTAATTTTCTTCCAAGGAAATGTTAGGTAGTGAAAAATGAGTACTTTTTTTCTCTGCAAGTTCTGTGATATTTATACTTCCTATCATCTTATTGATTGAACGTAAAAAATATACAAATGCCAAAAACTTAATATCATTAGTGGTCAGTCTGGATGTTGTATCTAACGCTTGATCGATCAAAATGCTTTGGTCTTCTTGATCGTTTTCAATTTTAGTAACTATTAACTCCTTAAGAAGTTCTGATTTTGCATCAAACCCCTTTCTTGCGACCTGAACGACTGCTTGATTGAGGGTGTACTGAATATCGGGATCAGCGAGTTTTGCTCTTAGTTTTTCATCAACATCTTTAGATAGTTTTTCTGCAATTTGGTGACCAAATTCTTGAGCCCGTGAGTCGACTAAAGCGAATGCATCTTCACGAAGCGAAGCCATTTCACTTTTGACCATTAACTGGCAAATAGCCATGACCTCAGTAGTGGTGTTGCCAAAGTAGGCATCACCTGTAACTTGTATAGCTGAGGAGTTATCACCCACACTTTGACCGGATTTCTCGAATAAGCTCATTCTTTGTCCCTTTCATTAATAGTTATGTTGCCACCAATTTGTATACCGCTAGAGTTATCGCCGATTGTTTGGCTAACACCTTGCTCTTTAGCTTTGTTGCTTTTTAGATTTGCTAAGGCTGTTAGAAAAACGACCAAACTCGCTAATGCTGCTAGCGCTGTGGATAATGTTTGACTGGTTATGGCTTGATAGCCAAAGCCTAAAGCCGAACAAAAAGATACAAATACGATTAATTTTCTCACGAAAATCTCCAGAGATAAAACATGGCACTTACTGACAAGCAAGAAATGTTCTGTCACGAGTACCTCATCGATTTAAACGCCACGCAAGCGGCTATTCGGGCGGGGTACAGCGCAAAGACAGCTAACCGTACCGCATCCGAAAACTTGTCAAAACCTGACATCAAGTTAAGAATCGCCGAACTGAAAGCGCAACGCAATGATCTTGTTGGTATTAATGCAGAATATGTACTTAATCGCCTTCTTGAAATCGACCAGATGGATGTGCTCGACATTCTCCTGCAAAACGGTGAGCTAAAACCCATTAAAGACTGGCCTAAGGTATGGCGCACAACGCTATCAGGAATGGATGTCGTGGAGATGGTATCCGCAGATAGCGCCGCACTTCTGAAGAAAATCAAATGGCCTGATAAGGTTAAAAACCTTGAGTTACTTGGGCGCCATGTTTCTGTTCAGGCGTTTAAAGACAACGTCAAAAATGAAGTGACTGGCGCTGATGGAGGACCAGTCAGAACAGAAATTACCAACTTAACGCCGGAGCAGGCTGCAGAGGCGTATAGAAAAATGATGGGCTAAGTATGCCGTTACCATTCCCCTTCGATTTTAAACATCCTGATTACCAGATGGTTTTTGAATGGCGGATGGAACGCCTACAGCGCATTCGCCAGAATCCTGAAATATTGCCTGCACTAAAACAGTTTTACCGAACCAATCCGGCTCAGTTCATCATCGACTGGGGCATGACAACGGACCCGCGTAATATTGATTATGGCCTGCCGGTGACCATTCCGTTTTTACTCTTCCCTAAGCAGGAGGAGTGGATCCACTGGATTATGGAACGCTGGGGCAATCGGGAGAATGGTATTACCGAAAAATCCCGTGAAATGGGGCTCAGTTGGACCGCGATCGGACTGGCCTGCTCGCTTTGTCTCTTCAACAAAGAAATGGTTATCGGTTTCGGCTCCCGTAAAGAGGAATACGTCGATAGCACCGGTGACCCGAAAGCATTGTTCTGGAAGGCGCGCAAGTTCGTGGAAACACTACCTGTAGAGTTTCGCGGTTCGTGGAGCGAGAAGAAGCACGCGCCATATATGCGTGTTGAGTTTCCTGAAACTGGTGCCGTTATCAAAGGCGAGGCTGGCGATAATATTGGTCGTGGTGACCGTACCACGCTTTATCTGGTTGATGAGGCTGCATTCCTTCAGCGTCCTCTGCTGATTGATGCGGCGTTGTCACAAACGACGCGTTGCCGTATCGACCTGAGTTCAGTTAACGGCATGGCTAACCCGTTCGCTCAGAAGCGTCATGGCGGGAAGATACCGGTATTCACATTCCACTGGCGGGATGATCCTCGCAAGGATGAAGAGTGGTATCGCAGGGAATGCGAGAAAATCGATAATCCGGTGGTGGTGGCACAGGAACTTGATCTGAACTACAGCGCATCAGCGGAAGGCGTCCTGATTCCATCCGAATGGGTACAGGCTGCCGTTGATGCGCATATCAAACTGGGTATCCAGCCAACAGGCAAACGACTTGGCGCGATGGATGTCGCTGATGAAGGCAGGGACAAAAATGCCTTTTCCACCCGTCATGGCTTCCTCCTGGAAAATGTGCGGGAATGGTCTGGTGTGGGCAGCGACATTTATCAGTCCGTCGAGAAGGTCTTCGGTTTTTGCGAACAGGACAACCTCGAAGAGTTTCGCTTTGATGAGGACGGGCTGGGCGCTGGCGTTCGCGGCGATGCACGCGCTATCAACGAACTGCGTAACGCTGCGCGCCGACCGTCAATACTCGCCACACCGTTTCGAGGTAGTGGCGCGGTATTTGATCCGGATGATGAAGCTGTTCGCGGGGACAACGGGCAAGCCGCACGTCTGAACAAGGACTTCTTCGCTAACGCCAAAGCCCAGAGCTGGTGGCGGTTACGTAAACTTTTCCAGAACACCTACCGTGCCGTGGTTGAGGGCATGGCCTACAACCCGGACGAAATCATCTCAATCAGCAGCGCCATGGCGAGCAAAGACAAACTCATCATCGAGCTGTCGCAGCCGACCTACTCCATTAACGGCGTGGGGAAAATCGTTGTTGATAAACAGCCTGACGGCACCAAGTCGCCGAACCTCGCCGACTCGGTGATGATCAGCTACGCGCCAATGAATTCAGCCCTGAACATCTGGGAGCTGCTAGGGAGACAGGCCTGATGGCACGAAACAAGCAAGCCTCTCAGCGAACGGCACAGGCCACCGCTGATGGCTATGAGAACTTTGTCGCCCGCGTGGGGATGCAGACGCCTAACCAGCACTCAGCATCGACCTACCGGGCTAACTTCACCAGCCGCAACCGCATGCTGGTGGAATGGTCCTATCGTTCGTCCTGGATCATCGGCGAAGCGGTCGACGCTATCCCGGACGATATGACCCGGAAAGGCATTCGCATCACTTCGGAGATTGACGCCAAAGACCGTGGCACCCTGGAAGCGCAGCTGGATGAGTTGCAGATCTGGGATGCGCTGAACGACGTGCTGAAATGGTCGCGTCTCTACGGCGGCGCGGTTGGCTTCATCATGATTGAGGGGCAGGCACCAATGACCCCGTTGCGGCTCGAAACCATTGGAGAAGGCAAGTTTAAGGGCATTCTCCCGCTCGACCGCTGGATGATTAACCCGGTGCTGACCCGCCGCATTAAAGAGATGGGGCCGGACCTGGGTAAACCTGAGTTTTACGACGTGGTGACCACTGCAACGGGCATCCCGGCCTGGCGCATCCATCACAGCCGCCTGATTCGCTTTGATGGCGTCACGCTGCCATTTCAGCAGAAGATGACCGAGAACGAATGGGGAATGTCGGTTGTAGAGCGTATCTGGGATCGTCTTACCGCGTTCGACAGCGCTACTGTCGGCGCGGCGCAGCTGGTCTACAAGGCGCATCTGCGTACCTACAGCGTGGAGAAGCTACGTGAGCTTATCGCACTTGGTGGTCCTGCGTATGAAGCGTTGCTGAAGAATATCGACCTGATTCGACAGTTCCAGAGTAATGAAGGCATGACGCTCATGGACTCGCGGGATAAGTTTGAAACCCATCAGTACAGCTTCAGTGGTCTGGATGACATCCTTTCGCAGTTTGCAGAACAGATTAGTGGCGCTGTTGGTATCCCACTGGTGAGGTTGTTCGGACAGTCCCCGAAAGGATTTTCTACCGGTGATGCAGACCTTGCCAACTATTACGACCGGGTAAGCTCGTTACAGGAGAGGCGTTTACGTCTTCCGGTGCGGCGGATACTGGACATCATGCATCGTTCGGAGCTTGGCAAGCCGCTGCCGGACGATTTCACGTTTGAGTTTAACCCGCTCTGGCAAATGTCTGATGTCGATCGCTCAACGGTGGCGTTAAACACTACCAACGCAATCAGTACGGCGCTGGGTGATGGTCTGATGACACTGAAAGCCGCTATGACTGATTTGCGCGAAAATTCTGACGTAACCGGCATCGGGGCATCCATTACCGACGAGGACATCGAGAATGCCGAAGATGAAGCGCCGCCCGGCATCGGCGAACCTGATGACGAACCGCAGGAACCGTCAGGCGGAAATCCGCTATCGAACCAGCCTACGCAGGATAGCGCGGGCGGTCGGAGACATCGTAAATGGTCGCTACGATGGTTCAAATGACAGTATCACGGAAATTATTGAGGCGCTGGAACGCTACAGTGAAATCATCACCCCCTGGGCGACAAAGGTCGCGGAAAACTTTACTGCGGACCTAACCCGGCAGAACGAGAAAGTTTGGCGGCAACACAGCAAGAACATCAGTCGCGAGCTCCGCAATCTTGTGGAAAGCGCTCCTGTGGGCCAGGTGATGCAATCCATCATCGCCGAACAGGTCAAGTACATCAAATCGCTCCCCCTCGAGGCGGCTGACAGGGTGTACGACATCCAGAATCGGGCGATAGAAGCTGTTGTGACCGGTGGGAGAGCAGAACATTTTGCTAAAGAAATAGCCGCATCGGGTGATATAGCAAAGTCCAGAGCTGACCTGATTGCCCGTACTGAACTTGGACGTGCAACCGGCGCGCTGGATCAGGCGCGTGCGCTGTCAATTGGTTCGAATGGTTATATCTGGCGTACAGCCGAAGATGGTGACGTCAGGCATTCTCATCGGGAAATGGAAGGTAAATTTGTCGAATGGGGCAAACCTCCAACGCTTGACGGCATGACCGGTCACGCTGGCGAGTTCCCGAATTGTCGCTGTTATAAAGAAATCGTTTTCCCCACCTCCCAATCTTATCCCGCCTGAATCGCAGGTAACCCATGAAATATTTTTTCAATACCCGGCTGGGAGAAACCCGCTACCAGCTGGCTGACGGCTCGTTGCTGTGCAAAGACGTGCCGATAGGACGAACAGGTAAGCAGCTCTATGGTGCTGATGACCTGCCAAAACTGAAACCCGATAAGTTCGGTGAAATAGTCGTCACGCGTTCTCCTGAGCAGGTATTCCATCCGACCACGCTTGCCTCATTCGAAGGGATGAGCATCACGATTCTGCATCCTGAAGATGAAAACGGGAATGTGCGGCTGGTAAATCCCGAGAACTGGAAAGAGCTTGCTGTCGGGCACCTCCAGAATGTCCGGCGCGGGACGGGTGAGCAGTCTGATTTGATGCTGGCTGACCTTATCGTCAAAGACGAAAACGCCATTCAGCTTATCGAAGATGGCCTGCGCGAAGTGTCGTGCGGCTATGACGCGGAGTACGAGCAGACCGAGCCAGGTAAAGCTGAGCAGGTCGATATTACCGGAAACCATGTGGCTCTTGTCCCTAAAGGCAGAGCCGGAAATCGTTGTGCAATTGGAGACAGAGACACAATGGCAAATCAAAAGAAAAACTGGTGGAACCGCATGCGTGCGGCCATCAAGACAGGAGATGCCGACACCATGAACGAACTGGTGGAGTCGGCCCCCGCATCGGTTACAGGAGATGAGGGGGATTTGCCGCAGGGCGTTAATCTCAATATCAACCTGTCCCCGCAGCAACCACTACCGGACAAAGCACCAGAGATGGGTGGAGGTCCAACCGGCGACAGTGATGATGACCTCAAAACATTACTGAAAGCCCTGCTGGCTAAGCTGGAAGGAAATGCCACGGGCGATAACGATAATAAGCCTGACGATAATCCGACCGGTGACGGCGAGGACGATGAAGAGGAAACCACGATTACTGGTGACTCAGCCTGGCGTGCCGAAGTTATCGTTCCGGGTATCGATCTGAGCCGTAAGATGAAACCGACCGAGTTCAAACGCGAGGTTCTGGCTTCCGCAGATAAAACGCTGGTTCGCCAGATCGTCGGTGATGCGGATATCCGCAAATTGCCGAAACAATCGGTCGACATGGCGTTTAATGCCGTGTCTGAGATTGCCAAAGGGCGAAACACCCGCGCCACCACCGGCGATGCACAGCGCCCAAACATGGGCATGACCAGTATCGCTTCCCTGAACAAACAAAACGCTGAATTCTGGGCAAACCGTAAAGGGTAAAAAATGAATAATGTATTTCTGTACCGGATGCCTGTTGGCATTGCCGGGGCTATCTCTCGCCCGCAGGACTTAACCGTCGAACCGGTGGTCCTTAAATCCGATAACGCCTTCGCTGCCTATGGCCTGGCTGGTAAATACGATGATGACGGTTTTTTCGTGCCGCTGGCAGATGGTGATACCGCAGACAAGGTGAAGGGGATCTACGTGCGCCCTTATCCGACCACGTCGCAGCCGGACATGGTTCGCCAGGTGGGAACAGGCAAGAACTTCCCTGGCGACGCCATGAAGCGTGGCTACGTGACTGTTAATCTCGGTTCTGATTTTGATGCCAGCACCATCAAAAAAGGCGACCCGGTATACGTTGTCGTCTCCACTGATGAATCCATCAAAGTGCCGCTGGGTGGATTCATGTCCACGTCAGTCAGTGGCAAAAATGTGGTGCTGACCAACGCTGAATTCACAGGTGCCGGTGATGCTGACGGCAATGCAGAAATTTCCTGGAAGATTTAAGGAACAGACGAATGATTACTTTTGATCAGGCAACCGTTGACAGCTCTGGTGCCTTTCTCATCGGGGAGCTGGAGCGACTCGACCAGACGCTGAACCTGCCACTGGTGGGGTACACCTGGACCCGCGATATCCAACTGCGTGAAGATGTCTCCATCGCAGATGACATTTCCAGCTGGACGAATACCAGCTTCGCCGCTGCGGGTACTGGTGCAAATCCGAATGGCAAAAACTGGGTAGGCAAAGACTCAACCGCTATTGCTGGCGTGAACGTGGATATCGGCAAATCCGGTAACCCGCTGAACCTGTGGGGGATGGAACTTGGCTGGACGGTCATAGAATTGCAGGCTGCTCAGCAGGTCGGCCGCCCGATTGATACGCAGAAGTATGACGGTATGCAACTGAAATGGCAGATGGATAACGATGAACAGGTATATGTTGGCGATTCCGCATTAAACCTGAAAGGCCTTGTTACCCTGGACGGCGTGCCTGTCAACAACGCTGCCAAAACGTGGGCAACCTCAACACCGGACGAAATCCGCGCAAGCATTAACCAGGTGCTGTCTGATGCGTGGGCCGCTTCCGGTTACTCTGTGGTTCCGCGTGATTTGCTGATCCCGCCTGAGCAGTTTGCTCTGTTGTCCAGCATTATCGTTTCATCTGCGGGTAACCAGTCCCTGTTGACGTACCTTCAGACCAACACCATCAGCTATCACCAGAACGGTGTTCCGCTGAATATCCGCGCGGTTAAATGGCTGAAAGGCCGTGGTGTGGGGAATAAGGATCGCATGGTTGCGTACACCAACGATAAAAAATACGTCCGCTACCCGCTGGTTCCGCTTCAGAGCGTGCCGGTGCAGTATCGCGGTCTGTATCAGATCGTCACTTACTACGGCAAGCTGGGTGCAGTCGAGCCAGTGTACAAAGAAACTCTTTCGTACGTTGATGGCATTTAACAGCCATATGGCCCCTGGCGGGGCCATTAAGGATGACCCGATGGCAAAAAATAATGCAGTAATACACGTACATACCCCGTTTGTGCTCACGCTTCCCGACGGTTCGCGGCGCGAGTTTGTTAAAGGCCGTCATGCTGTGGAGGAAGACGTTGCCACGCACTGGTTCACTCGTGCGCACGCGGAAGTATCCGTTGGCAAAGCCACAGACGCGCGTAACGAGGTAAAAAATGCCAAAGAATCAAAGTCTGCCAGCGGTAAGTGATTTTCGCCGCGACTTCCCGCAGTTTGCTGACCCTGCCAAATATCCCGAAGCGCAAATCCAGTTTCGTCTGAATCTGGCCGATGAACTGCTGAGCGAAAACGTCACCGGCAAAAAGTTGTTTCCGTACTTTGCCGGATTGTTCGTTGCACACTACATGACGCTCTGGGCGGCAGACAGCCGGGCGATGCTGGCTGGCGGGCCGGGCGGTTCAACCAATGGTGTTCAGTCCTCAAAGTCCGTGGATAAGGTAAGCGTCAGTTATGACACCAGCGCGACGCTGAATCCTGATGCAGGTTTCTGGAATAACACCCGATATGGCGCTGAATTTTATCAGTTGATCACGATGTTCGGTGCAGGTGGTCGCCAGCTATGAGTTTCAAAAGCGGTGTAACAACGAGGGTGGATAACGCTAAGGCCATTCTGGATGCGCTCAGATCGTTAACCAAAAAAGATGTGCTGGTCGGCATCCCTTCGGAAGACAGCGAGCGGGATGATGTTCCGTTTGGTAATGCGGGCATCGGTTACCTCAACGAATACGGCTCACCAGAGCAGAACATCCCGCCACGACCTCACCTGGTCCCCGGCGTTAAATCGGCAGAAGAGCAGACGGTGCCGCAGCTCAAAGCCGCGGCGCAGGCTGCTCTTGATGGTAATGCTGCGGGAGCAGAAAGCGCACTCAACCGTGCCGGAACGCTGGCCGCTAATGGCGTCAGGCGTTACATGACCATTACCGGCTTTACGCCGCTTGCTGACAGTACTGTTGAAGCCCGGGCTCGTCGGGGGCGCAAGGGGGCAACACTGGAACTTGCCCGGCGTGCTGCTGGCGAATCTCCGGGAACCGATCTGGCGAAACCATTAATTGATACCGGGCAATATCGCAGAGCTATTACCCATGTTGTGAGGGATAAAAATGCCGACTCTTGATGTAACAGATGTGCTTTTTGACCCCGATTTTTGCGACTTCAATTTGTGGGTAACACGCCGAGTGCAAACGGTGGATGAGGACGGGATCGGCAGCGACAGCGAAGTTAAAAAGCAGTTTGCCGGAGTCGTTACTGTTGATCGCTCTCTGGAAAACCGTCGTATGCAGGCCGGGCAGGTAATCAGTGGTGCAATTCTGATTGTGACGACTGAGCGACTGACGCAGGGACAGACTGGCCGTGATGCCGATATCGTGACGTATCAGGACCGTGATTATCGTGTGACCTTCGTCGACCCGTATACAGCTTATGGTGCCGGATTCGTTCAGGCGCATTGTGAGGTGATGCCGTTTGATGGGGGAACTCCGGTTGAGCAATAACACCAGTACAGAGCGCGGATGGTTAATACCAACCAGTGGCGATCCGGATTATGACGAAGCGCTCGACAGGCTGTTAAGCCAGTGGATGCGTAACGTTTCCGGTCTGTCTGCCGGGATGGTTCGCCCGCGCTGGCAGAAAGAGCAGCCACCACTGCTACCGGTTGAAACGAACTGGTGTGCGTTTGGGGTTATCGGATGGTCAGGTGATGACAGTCCTGCATTCATCAGACAGGCCGATGATGGCTCTCAGCTCTGGCGGCATGAAACGATTGAGTGTATGGCTTCGTTTTATGGTCCGGCGGGGATGGTGTATGCGTCCCGGTTTCGTGACGGTATATCTGTACCGCAGAACAACGCAGCACTGAATGCGCTGGGGCTGTCTCTTGGCGATTACACAGGTCTGACTCCCTTCCCTGAACTTATTAATCAGCAATGGGTCCGCCGCTACGATATGACGGTGCGTCTGCGCCGGAAGGTTGTGCGCGAGTACGGTATTAAATCGCTGGTGGAAGCACCAGTCATCTTTTTCGGAGATTAAGCTATGGCACAGGGCTTGCCTGTATCAAACGTTGTTAATGTTGATGTGATCATGTCGCCGCGTGCAGCATCAGGGCGAAATTTTGGTGCATTACTCATTCTCGGCCCGTCCACAATCATTCCGGTAAGTGAGCGCATTCGCCGTTATTCTGCCGCGGAAGATATTGGAAAAGATTTTGGCGTGGAATCACCAGAATATAAGGCTGCGCAGGTGTTTTTCTCACAATCACCGAAACCTCAGGAGGTTTTTGTTGGTCGTTGGGTGAAAACGAAGGGAGACAGCGAACAGGCCACGCCTGAGACGCTGGAGCAGGCTGTGAATGCCATGCTTGATTATACTTCATGGTATGGGCTGGGGATTGCAGACGATGCAGATATTCCGGATGCAGACTGGCTGAAAGTGGCTGCGGCGATCGAATCCTCTTCTGTAAGCCGTATTCTGGCGATTACGACAAGCGATGAGAAATGCCTGCAGACTGCATCCAGCGATGATTTGGCATCAAAACTGAAAACCGCCGGATATTCACGCAGTTTTATTCAGTATTCATCGGGTAATAAATACGCTGCGTTATCTGCATTTGGCCGGGCATTCACGGTTAATTTCAATGGCAGTAATACCGCGATTACGCTCAAGTTTAAGCAGGAGCCGGGTGTCGGGTATGAAACACTGACAGTCAGCCAGGCATCGGCACTTGATGCAAAAAACTGCAATGTGTTCGTGTACTACCAGAATGATACAGCTATCCTCCAGCAGGGAGTGATGGCTAACGGCGATTTCTTTGATGAACGCCACGGCCTGGACTGGTTACAGAATTATGTGCAGACCAACCTCTATAACCTGCTTTATACCAGCACCACGAAGGTTCCCCAGACTGAAGCCGGTATTACCCGACTGTTATCAAATGTAGAAAAATCACTGGATCAGGCCGTTCAGAATGGACTGATTGCTCCGGGCGTATGGAACGGTGGCGACCTTGGTCAGTTGTCATCAGGTGACACGCTGCCCAAAGGTTATTACGTATACGCCCAGCCGCTGGATGAACAGGCACAATCAGAACGTGAAGCCCGTAAGGCTCCGGTGATTCAGGCTGCAATAAAACTTGCAGGCGCGGTTCATTACGCTGACGTACAGATTAACGTTGTTCGCTAAGGGGAAGTGAATGTCTACCTATTCTTTTATGGATGTCACTGCGACGCTGACCGGGCCGACCGGTTCGATTGACCTCGGGTACGGTTCGGCAAGTTCTGAAGAGGGGATTGTGGTTGCGATGGGCGGTCCTAAAAACACCATGACCATCGGTGCTGATGGCGAAGTGATGCACAGCCTCCATGCAGATAAAAGCGGGACGATTACCGTTAACCTTCTGAAGACATCACCGACAAATAAAAAATTGTCGCTGGCGTATAACGCACAGAGCCAGTCTTCTGCCACATGGGGGAATAACGTTATTGTGATCCGAAACAAGGTCAGCGGCGACATCATCACAGCACGCAGTGTTGCGTTCCAGAAACAACCGGATAACGCCAACGCTAAAACCGGTAATACGATGCCGTGGGTGTTTGACTGCGGCAAGATTGACCAGGTTCTCGGGGAGTTTTAATACATGGAATTCGAAATCAAAGGCGTGAAATATCGCACGGCAAAACTCAGCGTTTTTGACCAGCTGAAAGTGATCCGCAAACTTTTGCCGGTACTGGCGGGAATGATGTCAGATTTCGGGAGCATTCGCTCCCGTTTGCCTGCTGACGGCAAAATCGACACCGTGAAATTCGAGCACTTAAAACCGGTGTTTGAAACCATGCTCCCGCGTATCGCTGAGGAACTGTCTTCCCTGACCGAAGATGACACCAGTGCGATTATTCATCCCTGTCTTGCGGTGGTATCGCGGCGTCATATGGACGGATGGGTTCCGGTATTTACCCAGGGCGAACTGATGTTTGATGATATTGACTTGCTGGTCATGCTGCAGCTGGTGGCGCGGGTGGTCGCCGATTCGCTGGGAAATTTTTTGCCTACACCCCTTACCAGCACGACGCAGAGCCTGCAACAGGGCTGACGTTTAACAGCCTGCCGGACGGGCTGTCCTACCTTCTCAATCCGGTTGACGCCGGGTTAATTCCTTATACAGCACTTAAAGATGGCTCTGTCGATTTGTACGATATTGCTCTTTTGAATGACCATCTGGCGGTAAAAGCGGATAACCAGCGGCGCATTGAGAAATGGAGAGAGGATAATGATCGCTGAAACTATTAAAGATTTCCTCGTCTCGCTTGGCTTCAGTGTGGATGATGCAGGAGCGAAAAAGTTCGGTTCTGTCCTCGCCGGTACAACTGCAAATGTCATCAAAATGGGACTGGCCGTTGAAGGAGCTGCGCTGTCCGTGGTGGCCTTCACGGCTAAGATCGCCTCCGGCCTGGATAATCTTTACTGGGCGTCACAGCGCACCGGCGCGACAGTCCAGGGAATTCAGTCTATTGGCTATGCGGTTTCGCAGGTTGGCGGCAGCGTGGACGCTGCGCGATCTTCTCTGGAAAGCCTCTCCCGGTTTATTCGTAACAATCCCGGTGCAGAAGGCTTTCTGAATCGCCTGGGCGTACAGACCCGTGATGCCAGCGGTAACATGCGTGACATGGCCGCTATCTTTACGGGCGTTGGACAGAAACTCAGCAGCATGCCGTATTACCGGGCTAACCAGTATGCGCAGATGCTGGGCATTGACGAAAATACCCTTATGGCGATGCGTCGGGGTGTGGGTGGCTTCTCCGGGCAGTACAGCGCAATGGCGAAAGCTATCGGCTTCAATGCTGACGAGGCGGCCAGAAGCTCCAACAAATTTATGACCTCCCTGCGTGAGTTTGGCGCGATGGCAGGCATGGCCCGTGACAAAATCGGCTCTAATCTTGCGGGTGGGCTTGCGGGTTCGCTGGACACCCTGCGCCGCCATATCCTGGACAACTTCCCTCGTATCGAGCAGACCCTGACGAAAGCCATAAAAGGCATTCTGGCGCTCGGGGATATTATCGGGCGGCTGTTCTTCAGACTGATTGAAGGAACATCAAGCCTCATCACCTGGTGGCAATCGCTGGATAAGCAAACGCGGGAGTTGATCTCGCTGTTTGGCGCACTGACGATTGCGCTGCGCATTCTGAACAGTACGTTCTGGATGTCGCCGATTGGCCTCATTACCGCGCTGGCGGCGGGTATTGCCCTCCTGTGGGAGGACTATCAGATCTGGAAGGAAGGCGGCGACAGCCTGATTGACTGGGGCAAGTGGAAACCGGAGGTCGATGCCGCGCTGAAGATGGTTCGTGACCTTAAAACGACCGTTAACGACCTGGCGAAAGCGCTGGCGAAACTACTCAATATTGACCCCAAATCATGGTCCCTGAAGTGGGATTTCAGCAACTTCATCGACCAGATGGGCGAATTCAGCAAAATGCTGAACATGATCGCCGACCTGCTCAACGCTATCAAAGATGGCCGCTGGGCTGATGCCGTCAGCATCGGCAAACAGATACTTAATCAGGGCAGCGAAAATCCGTCAGCGATGCCGATGGTTACAGACAGCGCTAACAGTACTGCCGACTGGATTAAAGAGCACTGGGGATTCGATCCCCGCAGTGTGGGCCGGACGGTACGCGGCTGGTTTGGTGATGATGAGCCGGAACAACATGCACAGGCTACGAAACGAGGAGAACGGAATAACAATCCGGGAAACCTTAATTTTGCTGGTCAGGCGGGGGCTTCTCTTGAACGCCCGGGCGGGCGATTTGCCAGATTCGAAACTGCCTTTGATGGATTACGGGCTCTTGCTCGTCAGTTAATGTTGTATGCCGGACGTGGAATAAACAGCGTGGAGAAAATTATCTCTACCTGGGCGCCTGCGTCTGATAATAACAACACAACTGCGTATATCAGGGCTGTATCGCAACGACTGGGAGTGGATCCCCGGGCTGCCCTGAATATGAGCGATCCGCAAACCATGTCAGCATTGATGAGCAGCATTATCCAGCATGAAAATGGAAGAAATATCTATTCTCAAGAGCTGATTAATAAGGCTGCCGTGGCGGGAATTAGTGGCAAAGTGACAGAGGTTAACCAGCAAAATACCTACCACATTTACGGTGGCGGAGATCCGCACGCTGTCGGTAATGAGGTTGCACGTCGGCAACAGTCTGCAAATGCTCAGGTCATGCGAAGTAATCAGGTGAGGGTGAGTTAGTGGATATTCTCTCTACACTTTTTCATCAGCAGAGCAGAAAAATAGGAATAATTGTTCCCAGTGTTGTTATTTCAGAGAAGCATACAGATATGCTTGAAATAACCGAGCATCCGGTAGAAGTCGGGGCCGCTGTCGCTGATCATGCCTATAAAAAACCGTCAGAAGTGGTGATGGAGGTTGGTTTCGCCGGTGGCGGCGCATTGCTGGATTTTGCCAGTAATCTGACGGCTACCAGCCTGCTCGGCCTGAGTCCTCAGCAGACGTATCAGGAGCTACTGGATCTGCAGGAAAGCCGTATCCCCTTCGATGTGGTAACCGGTAAACGACTGTACAGCAACATGTTGATCCGGGCGCTGGAAGTGACGACGGACAAGACAACCGAAAACATCCTGTCCGCCGTTCTTACCCTGAGGGAGGTCCTTATCTCCCGGACACAGCAGATTACCGTCGCGGATAAAACCAATATGAAGGAAGGGGCCAGCACCTCGGCGGTACAGAACAGCGGCAACAAAACCACAAAACCTCCAGATACTTCACTGCTGAAAAGCATCACGGGTAACGTGGCGTCATTACTGGGGGGCGGCTAATGACAATTCAGGAAATTCCGCTGACAGCGGACAACCAGCAGTTCAGCATCGTCCTGGGTGGTGTCACCTGGCGGATTAGCATCATATGGCGCGATCTTTACTGGATTATGGACCTGCTGAATGACAGAGGGGAGCCGGTAATCTCCGGTATTCCTCTCGTCACTGGCGCTGATCTGCTGGCGCAGTACGCCTGTATGGGGCTTGGTTTTAAGCTGTTGGTGGTCTGCGATGACAACACACAGGATTATCCCACGAAAACTGACCTGGGCGGTCGCAGTCATTTACTGGTATCAACGGAGTAAGCATGTCACAGAACTGGATGAGACATTTCGAGCTGCAGCTTGTGGACGGGAACGGTCAGGGAATTGAGCTAAGTGATTTTAAAGTCACCTTTACGATCGACTGGTTCAACATCAGCAGTGCGTCCCGGGTAGGGACTATCAAAATTTATAACCTCTCGGCAGATACTGTGAACCGAATCACCGGGCAGGAGTTTTCGAAAGTGCGTCTGATTGCGGGTTACGACGGTATCGCGCCGGAGGTATCGGCCAGCGACGTCGGGACCGTGCGGGAAGTCGACGCGGCGGATGTGGGCCAGAGTGATGGCCGCAACTATGGGATGATTTTCAGCGGCGAAATTCGTTACTCGGTAACAGGAAAAGACAGCCCCATTGATTCTTACGTTCTGATTCAGGCTGCCGATACGGATCTGGCTTTTGCCACCAGCATAACTTCGCAGACGCTGGCGGCCGGTTATACGGTCGCAGACGTGAATCGCGCGCTGATGAAAGACTTCGAGGCCAAAGGCGCGACTGAAGGTCTGACGCCTGAAATGCCTGCTACCGTTTTCCCCCGGGGCCGGGTGCTATTCGGCATGACACGTCATCTTATGGATAACGTGGCCGGACAATGTGGCGCAACATGGCAGTTCGTGGATGGTCAGCGCCAGATGGTGGCGAATAACGAATATGTTCACGACGCGATTGTGCTCAACAGTGCCACGGGGCTTATCGGTATGCCACAGAAGACTATCGGCAACGGCGTAAACGTCCGCGCGCTGATTAACCCGAACATCCGGGTTAACGGGCTCATTAAGCTGGATCAGGCTTCAGTATTCCGCACCGCGCTGTCGAACAACCATATCGCGATGGCCGGCGGGCAGATCACCGACCAGAACACGGACGGAAATATCACGCTCAGCGGCACCACATCGCAGCCTGCCAGCATCGCAACGGATGGCGTTTATATTGTGCGCGGGATTATGTACACTGGCGATACAAGGGGCCAGGCGTGGTACATGGATATGATGTGCGAAGCGCGTGGCGCGGCGGATCTGTATACGCAATCGGCTTTGCAAAGGGGATGAGCAATGAGGGGTATTATTTTTCTGTTAGCTGTCTTTTCTGCGTGCAGCGCGTGGGCGGATGGCTTCACGGTTAAATGCGGTGGCTACACTATGGTTGCAAACCAGGGCGAGTTATCGACAATCAACGGTGAAAGAGTTACCTCTCAAAAAATCACCGAACTGGGTACCAATGGTTTGAAAGTAGACATGGGGCTTATGCCTGCCAAAGACGGTAACAACTACGGCTTTGAATACATTCGTCGCCCTGGTACCGAAACGCGATTCCTTAATGTCCAACTGCTGCAGAACAGCATGGATGCGCCGAAAATCATCGGTTCCTTTCCATGCAAAAAGATTGTTGATTAATCACTCGTAATTATAATGTGATACTTCTACTTTCACGATAAGGAATTTGTCGCATGTTCGGATTTGATAAATTAATAACTCCAAAAATCATCAACGTTCTGTATGGCATCACAATGTTACTTCTGGTTGTTGCCGCCATTATAACGTTTGTTAATGGGAAGGCTGCTGGCGCTTTAGTGCTTTTGTTATGTGCTGTATTTTGCCGAATATTCTTTGAGTGCATCATGGTTTCATTTAAAAACAATGAGTATCTTCGCCGAATAGCTGAAGCGTTAGAAGCAAACAAGCAGTAATGAAACTTCAATAATGAACCCGCCACCCGGCGGGTTTTTTGCTTTCTGGAGCCTACTAAATGGCAGTATCTGACCAGACCCGCAGCGGCGACCTTGCCGAAACATTCAAATCTGAACGGGAAACAACAAAGAACCAGATCCGTGTCGCCTTGCCTGGCATTGTTCAGTCATTCGATCCCGACGCGGTGACGGCGGTTGTGCAGCCAGCTATCCGTTCGGTTGAAAAGGATAACGACGGTAACCGCATTACCAAAAATTACCCGTTGCTGGTGGATGTGCCAGTGGTATTTCCGCGCGGCGGAGGCTGTACGTTGACTTTTCCGGTTAAAGCCGGGGATGAGTGTCTTGTCGTTTTTGCCGATCGTTGTATTGATTTCTGGTGGCAGAGCGGTGGGATACAGGAGCCGGTCGATGACAGAATGCATGATTTATCGGATGCATTTTGTATTGTCGGTCCCCAGTCGCAGGCGAGGAAGATTAGCGGTATTAATACCAGTGTCACACAGTTGCGTAGTGACGACGGCAGCACCTATTTTGAGCTTAATCCTGATACCCGGAAAATTAAAATTGTCGCCCCGGGTGGTCTTGATGTGGTTGCCCCTCTGGCTGATTTTTCTGAGAAAGTAACCATTCATGGCCTGTTAACCTGGATGGGGGGCATGGTGGGGTCTGTTGTTTCTGGTGTGGCTTCAAAAATCACTGGTGCTGTTGAGTTCTTGGGGAGCGTTAAGGCTAACGGCAAGCCAATCGATGATACGCACACTCATGGCGGTGTTCAGCGCGGTGGAAGCAATACCGATGGGGTAAACTGATGCGATACAGACGTGAAGACGCCGATGGCGATTACACCTTTGGCAGCGGTGATGACACCTGGCTGATTAACTCACCGGAGGCCGTGGCGCAGGCGGTAAAAACGCGATTCGAATTGTGGTATGGGCAATGGTTTCTCGACACCACCGAGGGGACTCCGTGGATCCAGTCCGTGCTGGGCAGGCAAAAACCGGAAACTTACAACCTGGCGATCAGAAAACGCATTCTGGAAACGCGGGGCGTTAAATCAATCCTCTCTTTCAATACGACGGTGGATACCACGACCCGACGTGTCATGTTTTCCGCTGAAATCGACACTCTCTATGGAATAACGACTGTTACATCGGAGGCGTAATGGCTCTGAACCTTGATTCTCTCGGTTTATCTGCAAAGGTAACCGCGGAGGGGATCAGTGCGCCTGATTATCAGACGATACTCAGCACCCTGATTAGCTATTTTCAGCAGATTTATGGCAGTGATGCCTACCTCGAACCGGACAGCAAAGACGGCCAGATGGTGGCTCTGATGGCGCTGGCGATTCATGATGCCAATAATATGGCGATAACTGTCTACAACTGTTTTTCACCGGCAACCGGCTATGGGGCTGCACTGACCAGTAACGTGAAAATAAATGGTATTTCACGTAAAGGCGCGACGAACTCTACGGTTGATTTGCTTCTTACAGGAACTGCCGGAACAACCATCATTAATGGCAGCGTGAAAGACAGTAATAATGTGATATGGCGTTTGCCTGCTTCAGTGGTGGTCGGCGTGGATGGTACAGTGATGGCGACCGCAACATGTTCCGTCAGTGGTGCAGTGGCGGCGCTGGCTGGAACTATCACTGAAATTAATACGCCAACCCGTGGCTGGGTTTCGGTAACTAATCCTGCTGCGGCTACTGTTGGCTCTCCGGCAGAAACTGATGCTGAGTTACGTATCCGCCAGTCGCAAAGTGTTGCATTGCCATCAATAACCCCATTTGAAGCACTGGATGGTGCTGTTTCTAATGTTACCGGTGTAACCCGCCACAAACTCTATGAAAACGATACTGGTTCGGAGGACGGTAACGGGTTACCGCCACACTCTGTTGCTGTAATTGTGGATGGCGGTGATGTGACGGATATTGCTCAGGCTATCAGAGGGAATAAAGGCCAGGGGACAGCCACTCACGGTACAACATCCGTTACGGTTCCGGATAAATACGGCAATCCCCATGTAATCAAATTCTCGCGTTCCAGTGATGTACCTGTTTATGCCCGGATTAAATTAAAAGTTTTTACGGGTTATACCTCACAGATAGGGCAGCAGATCCAGCAGGCTATTTCCGACTATATCAATAGTCTGACGATCGGTGATTCGGTCCTTTTAAGTCGCATTTACTCACCGGCGAATCTTGGCGTGGTGAGTGGCGGGAATGCACGCTATTACGATATTCAGGAACTGACGATTGGGAAATCCCCGGGGGCTTTGTCGTCATCAAACATTGATATCAGATATAACGAATCTGCGTCCTGTACCCCGGTAAATATCGTTATAACGGTGGAATCATGAGCAAATACACCGAACTAATCACAAACCATCACGCCACCAAACCTAAATTTCTTGCGCATGTTGATCTGATGACCCGGCCACTTATTGATGTTGCGGCTGCCACCAGAGGGCTGATTACTGCATTTGATATTGACTCTGCGGTTGGTATGCAACTTGACATTCTGGGATTGTGGATCGGACGTAGCCGTGTTGTCAGCCAGCCTATTTCAGGTGTCTATTTCAGCTGGGATACCGACGGGCTTGGATATGATCAGGGTGTATGGCAGGGGCCATATGATCCTGATTCTGGATACATGTATCTCAGCGATGAAACTTATCGTGTCATTCTTAAAGCGAAGATTGCGATTAATAACTGGGACGGACGGAATGATTCGCTTCCGGCAATTCTTGACGCGGCAACAGCAGGATCCGGGCTGCGAATGCAGATAGTCGATAACCAGGACATGACGATATCGGTCTGGGTCTTTCCTGATACTGATATTTCAGATGTATCGCGTGAGTTAATTGCGGCAATTAAACAGGGGTATCTCACAGTAAAAGCCGCCGGGGTATGGGCGGGTGGCATTGAAACACCTTCGGTGGAAACCCCATCGGAAGGCTCAAAATTTTTTGGTTTTGATATGGATAACGAATTCATCAGTGGTTTTGATGTAGGAGCATGGGGAGTATTACTCTGATGGCGAAAAATGACTTTAAAGCGTTTGCAACGGGTAAAAATGCCAATGTTATGTCGCAGGAGGAATGGGAAGCGTTGCCTGCGCTTTTATCCGGATTTACAGCAGGGAAAGCATCCAGTGCGCAAGTCAACAAGGCTATTCGGCAGGCCAGCTTTATCGCGGCAGCGCTGGCGCAGTACACCGCCAACAAAAGCGGGCTGGATGTACTTGATGATGGTGATCTGAACGGGTTCATTATCAAAATGACCACCGCGTTCGGTAAGGATTTCCAGGCGCTTGATGCCACGCTGACGGCACTGGCATCACTAACGGGTGCAGCTAATAAATTGCCATATTTCAATGGCAATGACACCATGGCCCTGACTGGTCTAACGGATATTGGCCGCACTGTTATTGGTAGCCCGGATGCAGGTGCAGCGCAGAACAATCTAGGGTTTTCATTTAATGGAACAATAAATTCATTTGTTTCAAAAGGGCCGGGATTGCTGATTAAACAGGGTGGGAAAGTCACGGCACCTGATGGTACGGGAAACTCCCTTGTAATCAATTTCCCAATTGCATTTCCGAATGGTTGTGTTGATTGTTTTGCTATATTTGAGGATGGTGTCCCGAACCAAACACCATTTGAGATATCCATCGTTCCTGAAAATAATAGAATGATAGTCTTTATTTTGAGCACAGGTGGTTCAGTTTTCTTCAATAACAGATCATTACGTTGGATGGCTGAGGGGTTTTGATATGATGAATTACAACTATTATTACAGTCCAAAAATGAATAGCTTTTACCCAGCAGATCTTCGCAAGCGATATGAACAGGCTGGTTCATGGCCCTCCGATGCGCTTGGGATTAGCGATGAGATATTCAACCAGTATTCAGTTTCCCCGCCAGCAGGAAAAATAAGAGTATCGAGCGGTGATGGATTGCCATCATGGGGAGAAATCCCTCCGCCCACTCATGAAGAGCAAAAAGCTATGGCGGTTTCAAAAAAACAATCACTGATTGATCAAGCTAATGAATACATAAATGGTAAACAATGGCCGGGTAAAGCGGCGCTTGGGCGTCTAAAAGATGAAGAATTGGAAAGATATAGTATTTGGCTAGATTATCTTGATACATTGTATGCTGTAGATATTTCTACAGCACCAGAAATTATTTGGCCCACTTCGCCAGAAAAATTGTGACAGAGCCTAATTTAGGCTCGTGCTTCCTTTCTTAAAAATAAGGACCTCAATATCGAATTTTTCTCTATGAAATGCCAACACAACATAGCCATTGCAAGATTTAACAAAAAGACAAGTATCCAACTAGCAATACCGTGAGTTCTTAAGAATGTATCTGGATTTCTGTCCAGATACATTAGCAATGGCAGCTGCATCAAATAAAATGAATAGCTGATGTCACCCAAATAAATAAGGCAAGATGTTAATATGTTTTTGGTTATTTCTAGGTTTCCCAAATAACATATAATTAATGCAAGTGTTGGTATTATTAAGTAGTTTGTATCCATGTTAACATCGGATAGTGTGGTAGCATAAAAAAACATAGTCACAGAAATATAAAAAGTAATATTATTTATTCTTTTCCCATTTATGAAATACATGGCTGCACATATTCCGACAATAAATTCAGGAAGCCTAAAAATCGGAGTGGCGTAGTAAACGGAACCCACGGTTGGCCCACCAATAATCAGAGAAATTGGAACAAGCACAGCAGAAAAACCGTATGCAAAAAGTGTTATGAAAATCAAGTTGTCTTTATTTATTATCTTTAGTATATAAGGGAATAAAGAATAAAAAAACATCTCAACTGATACTGACCAGGTTCCACCAAAATTCCACAGGCTGAATGATTGGTATATCCATGCCTGCATACATACTAAATATAGGACTAAGCATGATATAATTTGCCCTGAGGTTAAATTGTCAGTAAAAAGAAATGGGAATGATATAATTCCGCAGCATAAATAAGCTGGGTAAATTCTTGCTATTCTTTTTTTAAAGTAATCAAGCAACTGAGAATCATAATAATTGTATGTAAGGACAAATCCAGAAAGCATAAAGAATATGCTCATTCCTATTGCCCCGTTTGAAATGGTTTTATTTAAATGAGAACCAAAGTCAACTGGGGCTCGCATATTGATATGAAAAATAAATACATAAAATGCAGCAAAGAACCGCAATATGGTGATGCCATCCATTTTGTTTTTTGATGAATTCATCTGATAATCTCACTTAACGATGTTAGAAAGCATTTTAACTTTAATTGTATTTTAGGTATAGAGTTTCAGAATCGAAAGGTTGTGAGGAAGGCGGGGGAAACGTGCCAGCGTGTGGCAATCATTTACGACGTCGGCGTTTCGACACTCTACCGAAAATTCCCGGTAGGTAGTGGATAGACATGATGCAGGCTGCCGGTAAATGTTTAGGCTGGCAGCCTGCACAATTTTACAGCCCAACTTGGCGAACTGTCGGGAACTCAGATACCAGCCACATATCGGCCTCTTCAAACATATCCTCCAGCATGCGGTTCAGCTTTTCCCGATCGCTTTTACTGGCATCGCTATTCAAGCCGTTCGCCTGCATCGGCTTCACCCTTACTTCGGCATCAGGGAAGATCTGGTGCACTCGTTTCGTCAGCTCTGCCAGAATAATTTCTCTGGCCCCTTCGAGCCCCTCTACATTTCGCTTGTCATAAACCAGTTCAACGAACAT